GGGGGGGGGGGGGTATATAAAAAACCCTACAAGAATCATTCTTGACTGACGGTTAACTAGTGCATAGACGGGCCGGTAGTAGAGTCATAGGGCATAGGTCATAGATAGATTCCCGCCCGCCCTACCCTTGACAGTTTAGAGGGTGGGGGGGATTTTTTGACCCTCTTGACATTGCCCGAATCCGCACGCTAGGATGAGGTGGGGATGAGGAGGAGGGGTGCGTGGAGGAGGAGAAGGGGAGGAGAAGGAGTGTAGAAGCCGCGGTGTGGTAGGGTGCGCAGATGCCGAACAGCTTTCGATCCGCCCGCGCCGCAATCTCCAGGCCCCGCGCCTACAAGCAGGGGGCCTCCCCCGGGCGCGCCAACGCTACGGCCCGCGCCAAGATGCTGCATACCGCAGATGGCCCACTGCCCGAGGTTCTATCGGCCGGGCCGCGCAATCCGCACCGGTTTGCCGCTGCGGGCAAGACGCAGCATATCCAGTGGGCCAACGACTCGCAGCGTGACGCCTTCAACTACGGCCCCTACCCGCTGCTTTGCTCGGGCGGATTCGGCGCGGGCAAGACGTGGGCGCTCTGCCTCAAGGCCATGTACCTGTCCGATGCCTATCCCGGCAACCGGGGCCTCATTGCCCGACTCCAGGGCAACAAGCTGACCACCACCACCATGAAGACCTTCTTCAAGGTCTGCCCGCCCGAGGCCTATGCCTTCGGCAGCCGCAGCGACCAGAAGAAGTCCCTCGTCCTCAACAACGGCTCCGAGATCCTATGGACTCAGCTTGACGACTCCGAAATCATCGAACTCCTCCGGGGTCTGGAGATCAACTGGTTCCTCATCGACCAGGCCGAAGAAGTCTCCGAGGAAGTTGTCGAAACCCTCATGCGCCGCCTTGGCCGCTGGGACCAAGCCGTTGTCCCCGACCATCTGCTGAAGCAGCGCGAGGCCACCGGCAAGCCCTGGCCCTGGTACAACGAGCGCACCGGCCGCCCGCTGCCCCCGACCTACGCCATGCTCGCGTGCAACCCCGACCATGAACTTCACTGGCTCTACCGACGCTTCCATCCCGAATCCCGCGAGTGGCAGGAAACCTACTCGAAGCAGGGCTACCGGATGATCAACTTCGACTCCACCACGAACCTGTTCCTGCCCAAGCAGAACCGCGACCTCCTGCTCCAAGGCACCGAAGAGTTCATCGACCGCTTCGTCCGCGGCAACTGGGGAATCTCCGCAGGCCAGATCCACAACGTCACGCAGATGTCCCTGCTCAAGTGGAACAAGGAACTGGAGAACTACATCTTCACCCAGTGCAAGCTTTCCCGCACGCTCGACCACGGCGAAAGCTCCCCGACTGCCTGCCTCTGGTTCGCCCTCGACAAGTGGGGCAACATCATCTGCTACCGCGAGTACTACCAGCCAGACCGCATCATCTCCTACCACCGAGAACGTCTCTATGACCTCTCGATGCGCCCCGGCAACGTGAAGCCCGGCGAGCCCGAAGTCCTCATCCCCGAGCACTACTCGACCGAACTGGCCGATCCGTCCATCTTCAATGCCCGCACTCTGCGCGGCATTTCCCTATCCGTGGCCGACGAGTATGCTGAGGTCAACGAAACCAAGTCCAACGCTGCAACTGCAATCTACTGGCTGCGCGGCGACAACAACGAACTCGCCACCCGCAACCGCATCAACGAGTTCCTGCGCCTCGACCCGGAACACCGCCATCCCCTCACCCGCGAACTCGGTGCGCCCCGCCTCTACTTCGTAGAACGCACCTCCGACTACCCCAACGGCTGCTACGAAGCCATCCGTGAAACCCGCTCGCAGCGCCGTGTGCGCATCGGCACCAAGGACGGCAACGATGTCTTTTCCGACGACAGAGATCCGTCTGTGCCCGACCATAGTTATGACTGCCTAAGGTACCGCATCGCCGATGCCGACACCCTGCCCGTCGAGGCCATCCGCCGTCCCGGCCCCGGCACTCTTGGCCACGCCATCTCCGAGATCAAGCGCGTCGATAGGCGCAAGCGTCTTCGCGCCGATGGCACCGCGCGCATCGGGGATCTCCGCACCATGCCCCCGAAACTCGCCGCATTCTTCAAGGCCAACCAGCGCAGGCGTCGTGTATAGTTAGGCCTCTTCATCAGAGTTGTGGCGTGCCTGATGGCCGATCACCGCCCGGACTGTGAAGCCGGACAACGCGGGAGAAACCGGGCAGGCAAAGCCGGGGTCGGGTGGTCCTCCCATGACTGTCCGGCCCCGGTTTCGTATATCCTTGGTGCATGGCTACACGCGCACCGTCTACGCCCCCGGGCCTGACCCCCGCCGAACTGCGGATGCTCGCCTACTGGAAGAAGGAGGTGCAGCTTTCCCAAGCCGCCTACGACGAATGGGACGCCACCTACAAGCCCTCTGACCTCGAAGCCTACTATCGCGGTGATGGCCAGTGGCCCATCGAACAGCGCGGCAACTACGTCTGCAACCTGTTCTACTCCTCCATCGAAGTCCGCCGCCCTTCGCTCTACTTCGGCATCCCCAAGGTCCGGCTGACTGCGGCCCCGAACAAGACCGACGAGCCCGAATCCCTCATCACGGCCCGCGCCCAGCTTCTCGCGGACTCCGCCAACGCGCAGATCCAGAATCCCGACTTCGGCTTCATGGAGGAAATCTCCTCCTGCATCCACGAGCACTTCTTCCGCTTCGCCATCTCGGAAGTCGGCTACTCCGCCGACATCGTGGACAACCCCAACACGCCCAAGGCATCCCGCGGCCCCGAGGACGATGGCGAAGAGCCCGAACCCGCCGAGATCGTCGCGTCCGAAACCCTGTGGGTTCGCCGCATTCCCGGCGAGATGTTCCGCTGGTCCCTGTCCGGCAAGAAGCGGCTCATCGACAACGATTGGACCGGGTACTTCGAGTGGGTGTCGCTGGAGGACGTGAAGGCCAACCCGCTCTACAAAGGGCGCACCCGCGGTCTGCGAGCCAAGGCTACCGGTGTCGCGGGCAGCTTCGAGGTGAAGGTCCCCTCCAAGTTCCAGCGCCTCATCAACTCGAACGCCATGACCGGCCCGAACCAGTTCGGCGCAACCATCTCGGGCTCGCAGAACATGCTGCTGATCTTCAAGGTCTGGGACCACCGCAAGCGCGTTCGCCACGTCTTCACGGCGGACTTCAGCCGGTGCCTCACGCCGCCCGAAGGCGTCCCCTGGTACGTGTACCCGTTCAGCATTCTGCGCGGCTCCTCCGAAATCCTCGACTCGGGCTTCCCCGTTCCCCCGACCTACAACTGGCGCGGCCCGCAGGACGAGATCAACGAACGGGCCGAGCGCCAGCGTGTGCACGGCCGCAGGTTCAACCGCAAGTACGTCGCCAGTTCCCAGCGCCTCGTGGACGCCAACGAAGTCGAGAAGCTGGAAATCGGTGGCGACGGCACGGTGGTCTTCGTCAAGGGCGAGGCGGCCGGTTCCATCGTGCCGCTGGCCGATGCGCCCCTCGACCCCCGCGTCCACGACACCGAAGCCCCCAAGACCGACTTCATCCAGGTCTCCTCCATCGGCGGTGAGCAGCGGGCCGTGGCCGAGTCCGAAACCGCGACGCAGGCCAACATCATCGACGTGAACTCGAAGGTCCGCGAGACGATGCAGCGGGCCGATGTCGTGAAGTTCATCTCGGACACCTGCCGCGTGCTCTGCAACTTCATCCGCGAGCACTGGACTACCGAGCAGTACATCCGTACCAACGTCGATGTTGAGATGCTGCGTCGCGGCAGCCCGTACTCGGTGGCCGAAGCCGAGAAGATCATCACCCTGTCCCCGACTTTCCAGAAGATCAGCCCCGCGGACATCGGCGGCGTCGATGACTTCAACTACGAAGTCAGCCTCTCGATGGAGTTCCTGAGCCCCGGCAACGAGGACAAGGACCGCGAGAAAATCATGGCCCTCATCGCCGTCATCTCGAACCCGCAGACTGTCCCGGTGCTCATGGCGAGCCCCGAAATCTTCCGCCGCCTTCTGCGCTCGTTCGGCGTCGATGCCGAGCACGATGTCCGCGAGTGGACCAAGATGCTGCGCTCGGTCGGACAGTTGATGGCGATGATGGCGCAGCAGCAGGCGGGCGGCCCGGCTCCGGGCGGCGGCACCGCGGGCGCGATCGGCCCCGGCCCGACCCCCGACAACAACGCCATCATGGACCAGCTTGCCCAACAGGGGGTTATCACACCGCAATGATCTGCGCCGACTGCAACAAGGAACTCGCCATCGGGGACTGGCCCTTCTGCCCGCACTCGTCTACCCACGAGGGCATCGGCATGCTCGGGGGGTTCCATGCCCGCTACGAGCACAACATCGGCCCCGAGCCGGTCTATGTCACCAGCTTCAAGCAACTCGAAAACATTCTCAGCGACAAGGACGGCCGCCGCGGCTACCCGCTCGAAATGCGCGGGCACCAGATTTCCCAGTCCCAGGCACGCGACCGCATGATGGCGCGGCGCGAACGGGCCGCTCGTGAAGCCGCCCATCGCTGAGGTCTACCTCGTCCGCGAAGGGACATGCGCCCGGTGCGGCGTCGCGTGGATCTGCCAGTACATCGAAACCCCC